CAAATTTGAATGACCTATTCAAAGAGCTTGATACAACGTTTACTGAGATCACGGATCGCGTCTACGAAAATGCACGCGCCTTGCAGTACAACGCAGATGTCATGGGTGGCCTCAAGGATGGCCTGATTGGCTACAGCGAAGGCATCGGCACAGTTAGACAATCTTTCAGCGATCTGGCGGAATCTGGCATCAAGAAAATTGAAGACTCAATCTTTGATTTATTGACCACTGGCACTGTCAACTACAGAGAGTTTGCATCGCAAATCCTGAAGGAAACAACACGCATGATTCTTCAACAATATGTGTTGAAGGGTGTGATGCAAGCACTGGGATTCTTGAAACCTGCAGCATCTTCAGGTCTCAGTCCACTGCAAGGCATTCCTCTGTTTCAGTCTTCGAGTGTCAATTTCAACCCGTTGGCATTTGGTTCCAGCTTTGCAATGGGCGGCATCATGACACCTTACGGGCCGATGCAGCTTAAGAAATACGCCAATGGTGGTATCGCCAATTCGCCTCAGCTTGCTGTGTTTGGCGAAGGTGCACGCTCTGAGGCGTATGTGCCGCTACCTGACGGACGTTCAATCCCAGTTACAATGAAGGGCGGCGGTGAATCGACAGTAATCGTGAACGTCGACGCTACTGGCTCACAGGTGCAGGGCAACAACAGCGATGCAAATGCACTTGGTCGTGTCGTGGGTGCCGCAGTGCAGCAAGAATTGATCAGGCAAAAACGTCCTGGAGGCCTGCTCGCATAATGGCCACTTTCAACGACGCAACAGTTGGCACAAGTAGCGGCGGGACAACGCCTGACTTCAGCCTGACCAAGAAAAGTGAACCCAAATATCGCACCGTTAAGTTTGGTGACGGTTATGAGCAGCGTTTGCGTTATGGATTGAATCAGAATCCAAAGGTTTGGGATTTGCGGTGGACAGCCAAAAGCAATGCTGATGCCGACGCAATTGAAGCATTTTTTGATGCAAGAGCTAATGATGCCGCTGCCTTTGATTGGACGCCACCAGCCGGTGGCAATGCTGGTAAATACATTTGCCCTAATTGGAGTAGGGAACTTCAATACGCAAATATCAATATCATCACCGCCACGTTTGTGCAGGTGTTTGAGCCATGAGCGAGATGTTCCAGGAGCTGCTCAGCTCCAACCCTTACGCGATCATCGAACTGTTCGAGCTGCATCTTGACGCGACGCTGCACGGCACGACTGAGATTGTTTACTTTCACCCTGGTGCCAATCAGAAGACGCCATCAGGAAACATCATCTGGAAGGGCAAGCCATATCAGGCACTACCGATCGAGGTGGAGGGCTTTGAGTACAACGGCACTGGCCAGTTGCCACGACCGAAGGTGCGCGTCTCAAACCTGCTCGGCAATATCTCGGCGCTGCTGCTGAGCGTCAATGAGTTCACGATTGGCAACGACCTGACAGGCGCCAAGGTGATCAGGATCCGCACGCTGAGCAGGTTCCTTGACCCTGTTAATTTCACCGGCGGCGTGAACCCCTATGGCACACCGGCCAACGAGGAAATGCCGCGTGAGATCTACTACATCGACCGTAAGTCAGTCGAGAACAGAGATGTTGTCGAGTTCGAGCTGGCGGCTGTGTTCGACCTTGCTGGTGTGCGTGCGCCGAAACGGCAGGTGATCGCCAACATCTGTCAGTGGAAATATCGCAGCGCTGAATGCGGTTACACAGGCACGAACTACTTTGACGAGTATGACAATGCCCTAGGGGCCACACCTGCAACCAACTTCAACTCAACCGCATTTGGTGCTCAGCTCAACGTCAACGAGACATTGAACGAAGGCGACGCGATTGTCTCGTCCAATGGCTGGTATCGAGCGCTCATGCAGGCCGATGGCAACTTCGTGGTCTACAACAAGGCGAACGTGCCTGTCTGGCAAACTGGAACAAACCGTGGTGACGGCACTTGGCGGATCACAATGCAAGCTGATGGCAACCTTGTCATCTACAACGGCAGCACTGCATTCTGGGCCAGCAATACAGTCGGCACCGCATCGCCAACGGGCTTGGCATTCCTTGGCTGGTATCCAACCGATGGTCAGACCGGCCGCTCTGGTGGCTTTGGTTGGGAGTGCGTCGGATCATCGCCTGCTAGTGCTGGGCTGACTAACACGCAGACGGAAACGTTTACGGTCAGCGGTCGCACGATCACAGTTCAGTTCACCTTTACATCGGCTGCGCTGCCTGTCGATCACTACACAGGCGAATCATTTGCATGGAACATCATCAGCAGTCAGTCAATCAGCAGTTCAACAGGCAGCTACTACCAAGGCGAAGTGGTCAACCTGCCTAAGACTCTGAGCAGCAATAACCCATTCAGGAATAATCACCCCACACTGGGCACCTTGACGGAGGCAGGCCCGCAGTATGAGATCACAGGCGTCAGCGGCAACAGCAACAACCGACTGAGCATCACGACAACCGGTCAGCTCATCGTTTACACGGGCGCCAACACCCCGCTCTGGTATTCCAGCTACGCCAGCGCTGTTGAACCTCTCGTGCAAACCGGCACCGTTGACCCGTTGCGCGATGTATGCGGCAAGCGGATCAGTTCATGCAGGAAACGCTTTGGTGAGTTCAACGACTTACCCTTTGGATCATTCCCAAGCGCTGGTACGTTCTACGGATGACACACTGGAAGCACAACGCGCTGGAACATGCGCTCAAGGATGCACCACGCGAGGCGTGCGGGTTGGTCGTCGTCATCAAAGGCCGCGAACAGTATTGGCCATGTAACAACCTGGCACCCGCCAGAGATTTCTTCATCCTTGACCCTGATGATTATGCCGCTGCAGAGGATGCTGGCGAGGTGATCGCCGTGTTCCACAGCCACCCGCAGACACCTGCGCAGCCAAGCCAAGCCGACCGCATGGCCTGCGAAAAGTCTGGGCTGGTCTGGCACATCTGCAACCCTGGCACTGAGATGTGGTGCGAGATTGAGCCGGAGGGTTACCAGGCGCCGCTGATCGGGCGGGAGTGGGTGTGGGGCGTGAGCGATTGCTGGACGCTGGTGCGGGACTGGTACAGAGAGGAGATGGCGCTCGACCTGCCGGATTGGGAGCGGCCTGCGTCACTGCTTGAGTTTCACAATGCCCCCATGTTTGAGCGGTGTTTTGCTGAGGCAGGCTTTGAAGATCACGGCATCAACGAGCCTGAGTATGGCGACGCGATCCTGATGCAGCTTGACGGGTCACCCGGCCTGAACCATGTGGCCGTGTACGTGGGCGAGCAGCGGATCCTGCATCATTTGCGCGGGCGGCTCAGTAGCCGTGACATCTGGGGTGGCTACTATCAGAAGAGCACAGGCTTGATCGTCAGGCACAGGAGCAGGTGTTGAGATGTTCCGCGTTATCAAGGTTTACGGCAAGCTGGCAAAGCATCTAGGGCAGCGCAGCTTTAAGGCTGCTGTGAAGACACCGGCCGAGGCGATCCGGTTCCTGCTTGCCAACTTCCCTGATCTGCGCGGCGTGCTGTCAGAGGGCGATTACAAGGTCACTGTTGGCCGCAATCAGCTTGATCTGATCGATCACCCAGAGCACCTGCACTTCCCTGTTGCCAGCCAAGAGCCGATCAGGATTGTCCCGGTGATTGCTGGCGCAGAGGGCGTTGGGCAGATCTTGGCAGGTGTTGCGCTGGTGGCATTCTCGCTGCTGTTCGCGCCTGGTGCTGCGCTGGCTGGCGGTCTGTTCACGCTTGGCCCGCAGGCCGTGTCGATCGGCGTGGGCATTGGCGCCAGTTTGATCTTGGGGGGCGTCGCTCAAATGCTGACCCCTACGCCAACAATCCAACAGGGCACCGACGGCGACAACGACCCGCGCAAGTCGTACAGCTTCTCTGGCATTCAGAACGTTTCACGACAGGGCGTGCCTGTGCCGATCATTTACGGCGAAGTGTTTACTGGAAGTATTGTCGTTTCGGCTGGCATCAATACTGAAGAGGTTGCGTCATGACAAAGCGTTTGATCGCTGGTGCTGGCGGCGGTGGTGGTGGTGGCAAAGGCGGCGGCGGTGGTGGCGGCGGTAGTGCAAACGTCACAAAAGACAATCTTGATTCACGTCAGGTAGCGCGGATTATTGACCTTCTTTGCGAAGGCGAGATCGAGGGATTCCCATCTGCTCGTGGTTACACGCTGGGCACGCTGGAATACAACAGAGCGATGTTGAAGGATGTTTATCTCAACAACACACCAATTCTTCGCTCGACCGCTGACCCGTCTGCTGTCCAGGATTCTGATTACAACTTTGATACAACTGGCGGCGTCTTTGAGTTTCGCACCGGCACACAGAATCAGACCTATACGCAGAACGTAGGCGACGCCAACCAGAGCACCAGTGTTGTCAACACCAAGGTCACCTATAACTCTCCTGTTACGCGATCAATCACTGACCCTGATGTCAACGCTGTGCGCGTCACGATCGGCACGCCTGCGCTTCAGATCTTCAAGAACAACGGCGATGTCGAGGGCGCTGTCATTCAATACAGGATTCAAACGTCATACAGCGGTGGACCATTTACAACTGTTGTTGAAAGTGAGATCAAGGGCCGCACGGCTGATCTGTATCAACGCATTCATCGCATTGAC